GTTTAATCGGTGGAATCAAGTACCAGCTTCTCTTCAGTGGCAAAACGTAAACCCTGCGACAACGTGGGCGACGGCCTTTAACACTGGCCTTGGTGAAATCGACAGACCCGGAGATTACGAGCTAGCAGCTCGATCCTCTAGCCGGACTGACGCTTACTCTTTGGTCTCGGCTTTGGCCACGTCGGGACTCGGATACATCTATGAGAATCCGTCCGGCCAAATCTGTTATGCAGATAGCACTCACAGAAGCCAATATCTAGCTGCTAACGGCTACGTAGAAATCTCAGCTAATAACGCCCAAGGGTCGGGTCTTTCGATTCAGACCAAAGCTGGCGACGTCCGGAATTCTATAACGCTCAAATATGACGCCACCTCTAGCAGCGAGAAATCGGCCACAGACGCGGCTTCCATCGCCTTATACGGTTCACTGGGTCAAATCATCACGACAACGCTACACAACGCCGCAGACGCCCAGACACAGGCTGATTTCTACCTAAGCCTTCGAGCCTATCCGCAAGCTAACTTTAAGAATATTACGTACCAGCTGACTAACCCAGAACTTGACGATGTAGACCGAGACGACCTTCTTAACGTGTTCATGGGGATGCCCGTCTCAATCAGTGATCTTCCGCTAAATATGGTCAGCGGTAACTTCCTCGGCTTCGTAGAAGGCTGGACGTTCCAAGCGGCATATAACGAAGTTTCGCTCACCATGAACTTGTCGCCAATCTCGTATTCTTTGCAGGCAATGAACTGGCAAAGCGTACCGGTGACAGAACACTGGAACACGATAAATCCGACGCTCGATTGGGCGGCGGCGACGATAGTCAGCTAAAGGAGAAAGAATGAGTAATCCGACCAGTAACTTTAACTGGCAAATGCCGACGGCGACAGACCTCGTCACGGATCTGCCTGCCGATTTCGAAGTATTCGGTCAAGCAGTAGATACAACAATGGCCGATCTAAAGGGTGGAACTACCGGACAAATCTTGTCCAAGGCCACTAATACAGATATGGACTTCGTCTGGACATCACCAAATCCGGGAGACATAACAGCAGTCACAGCTGGCACTGGTATCTCAGGCGGTGGAACATCCGGCGATGTAACTATTACAAACTCAATGGCGACAACCATCACAACATCCGGAGACTTAATTCAAGGCACTGGATCAGGAACTTTTGCGAGACTTGGAACTGGAACCAATGGTCAATATTTGACGACAAACGGAACGACAAATTCATGGGCATCAATCTCAGGACTTCCAGTAAATTGGACACAACGTTTGGGCGCAAATTCAACTGGTGATCTTTTCAATAGTCTGGCTACAAATGGTTCTACAATTTACGTTGCTGCCGGCAATAATGGACTTCTTTATTCTTCAACAGATTCCGGTGTCACTTGGGCAAGTAGAACTTCTGGATTTGGGTCTAACATAATTCAAACGGTTACTTACGGCAACAATCTATTTGTAGCTGTTGGAGATACTGGACTTATTTCAACATCAACCGACGGTGTGACTTGGACAGCTCGCACTGCAAATGTCGCAGCTAATAGCCTTAATCATGTTATTTATGCTGGTGGTTTATTCGTAGCGGTAGGAGCTGGCGCAAATGGTGGCACTGGCGGCATAACCACATCAACGGACGGTATCACTTGGACAAAGAGAACGACTCCAACAACAAGTTCGACCGAGTTGTTCGCAGTTGCGTATGGAAATGGATACTATGTTGCCGTAGGAAATGCCAATACTGCTGCCGGTTATTATTCGACAAATGGTACAACGTGGACTGCTTTGCCAACTTCTCTGAGTTCCAGCTCTTACGGAATTTTCTACATCGACAACAAATGGGTAGCTTGGTTAAATGGAAGCAGTAACGCTTTCACAACAAATTCAAATTTACCGACAGGAACGTGGACTCAGTATAACAACACGACAAACTATGTATCAGCAAATGCAAGAACACTCATGAACATGGTTGCTGTCTACGGTTCGAAAATCTATTCAGTATCAGGCATTGCGGCATCTGGATCAGCAATGATTTATAGCACTAGCACAAGTTTTACTGCAACAACCGCTGTCGGTTTTGATACTTATTACACACCAATTGCAGTTCCAGTTGTTCAAAGATCAACTACAAGTACCAGTGCTGTATGGTGCGTCATTGCAAACAATTCAGGTGGATTGGTAATAGCGACGACATCAGGCAGAATCTACACATCATTCTAAGGAGAAATCATGGCACTAAATTATTCAGTAACAGAGGACTGGAAAGTCATCGTTAAAGAAGGCACGAAGAAGATTGACGAAGTAGGCGCATTTGATTCAGCCGAAGGTGCTGAAATCTGGGGTGCGGCGGTCTGCGAGAAATACAATTCTCCAGAATACGCTGACGTAAAGTATCCGAATGAGCTTGCTCCAGTCGAATAACGGCTGGACGGCTTCTTCCGATCAGAACGCAATCGGAATCAAGTCGTATCCGGTCAAAGGCACGTCAATCAAGCTCCGCTGCGCTGAGAAATGCGCTCCGCTCTTGATTGGCTTTGCCGAAGAGTTTCATGCACTCATTGAGCCCATTGATGAAGGCACGCTCGATGACTGGGGTTATTGCTTTCGCAATGTTCGCGGATCGCGTGACAAGTTGAGCAATCACGCATCCGGAACAGCGATTGATCTCAACGCTTCACAGCATCAACTGGGCAAGGTTGGAACGTTCCCAGCCGAGAAAGTACCGATGATCCGAGCGCTGGCCAAGAAATACGGGCTTCGCTGGGGTGGAGATTACAAGTCACGAGCTGATGAGATGCACTTCGAAATCGACTTGAGCGAGGCGAAAGCCGCTGCGCTCATCGGGAGCTTGAAGCTAAAGGAGAGAAAATGAACAAGGTAAAAGCACTTCTAGCCTCATGGGGTCGCAGCTTTCTAGCTGCTGCTTTGGCGGTCTACATGACAGACACAGCTAATCCGGACATTAAGCAGATTGGTTACGCCGGACTTGCAGCGGTTCTGCCCGTCGTCCTCCGCTATCTCAACCCTAAAGACGAAGCATTCGGGATCAAGGGGAATTGATTCCGATACGCGCGGCAGGGATAGGAGCAGTAAGCCTTTCGCTGCTTCTATCCGGCTGCGGTTATCAAGGATGGGTTCGCTATGAATGCCAAGAATACGAAAACTGGGAAAGTCTCGATTGCCAGCCGCCAAGGTGCGACGTACTGGGTATCTGCTCGGAAGATTTACTCCCAGAGGGCGTCTATGAAACGCCTAAGCCCTGAGGAGCTACACGCTCGGCTCATCGTCTTTATCGGCATCACGCTTTCGATTGTCTTCGGCGGTGCAGTATTTGGAATGCTTTATGCTTTAATCTTTGTAACCCAGCCCGTATCAGTTCAAGCGCCGAACGATAAGGCCTTCATCGATCTTCTAACGACTTTGACCGTGTTCTTAACGGGTTCGCTTGGTGGCGTCTTAGCTTCGAACGGTTTAAAGTCCAAGGCTAAAAGTCCGGAAGACACGCCGAAAGACACGCGTAATCCTTGACCCAGTGCCGTTCTTGCTGAACCCTAAGACTGGGAGCAGACGGACTGACTCCCAGAATCGGGAGCTACACAATGAAACAGGAAACAGCAGACTTCGTTCTGATGGTGGTAAGCGTGGGTCTTTCCACGTTCTTATTTACCATGATCGGGTATTCCAAAGGATGGCGTGACGGACACTCTGAGGGCTACGTACGCGGTCGGGCAATCGCTAAGGCACTAACAGAGGCGGCGTCTAAATGAGCGGCTTCTTGGACGGCTACGAGGACGTGAACGCGCGTATTAAGCGCTTCCGCCTAGAATTCCCAACAGGCAGACTTGAGGCGTCAGTCGAAGACTTCGACGTCCAGCGCGGTTACATCTTGGTCAAGGCGATGGTCTTTAGAGAATACGAAGACACCGTACCCAGCGCCGTGGACTTCGCCTTCGAAATGCGTTCTGATCGTGGCGTCAATCGCGACTTCTGGGTCGAGAACTGCGTAACTTCCGCTTACGGACGCGTTATAAGCGCCCTAACGCCAAGCGAGGCAAGGCCTACTCGTCAGGATATGGAGAAGGTCGAAAGACTATCGGCAGCCGACATCGCAGCTAGAGACAATCTAGACGTCTGGAACGCGAGCGCCCAAGCTAAAGAAGCTGGACTGCCGACGCTCGGGACTGCGATCGAAAGCATCGCCGGCAACTTAGGCGGTGAGCTGGTGGAAGAAGCTCCGCAATGTAAACACGGCCACATGATTCTGAAGGAGGGGACGAGCCAGAAGAACGGCAAGGCCTATCACGGATACGCCTGTCCGGAACGCGTTAAAGCTAACCAATGCGAAGCCATCTGGTACGACTTGAATCCAGCTGGTAAATGGGTCAAGCGTCAGCCGAAAGCGTGGAACTAAAGATGGGCTACGTAGAAGCATTCCCGATTGGGACTTGGGACTATTGCGACGGCTGCGGTAAAGGCCAACCTAAGACGCAGCTATTTAAAGAGACAATCGATCAGATCACACTTCGCTGGCTGTGTAGGGAGTGCCTGAAATGATAAGAATCAACCTTCCGCTCGAACATCAACTTCTAGCAGCTAAGGGCGGCCTATTTAGAGCCGAGAACTACATCCCTCAATGGACGAAGCAAGCCCACTCCTTCCCGAAGAAGAAGCAATACGGCGAGCTGACGTTCCCCGAGCTAGTGCTACGACAGACCGAGGCCTTTGCAGCCGAGTGCGCCGTGGCTCAATATCTAAAGCAGCCTCTGCCGGAATGGGATAACCGGAACTACAAAATCAAAGCAGATGTAGGCCGTGACATCGAGGTCAAGTGGGCGAAGTACGAGAACTCGCCGCTGATCATCCAGACTTGGGACAGGGACGATGACGTCGCAATCCTCGTCGTCGGAAAGTCGCCTTGTTACTACTTGGTCGGCTGGCTGCCTGTAGCTGTAGCCAAGCAGCCTAAGTACCGGCACGACCAGCAAGGCAACTATTGGGTGACGCAGATCAACCTACAACCGATGGAGAACTTGGAGCGGAGTAATTATGGAACTAATCGATTATAACTGCCGTATCTGTGGACGCCTGACAAAGCAGCGCGAACGCGTAGTGACCAACAATCTGCCGCCTAACGTCAAAGTGCTGGAATGTACCGTCTGCTCGACGATGGGCATCTGCCTAATGGAAGGATTCGAAAATGACTGACTTTAGCCTCGATTTAGACATAGGAGCAGAGAACGTACCTCAGACCTCTGACGATTATTATACGCCGCCTTGGGTGTTTGAGGGTCTAGGCCTTAAATTCAACACAGACCCAGCCCAGCCGATCGGTGGAATTCCATGGATACCGGTGGACAGGTACTACACGATTCTCGACGATGGCTTGGCGCAACCGTGGGAGGGGCGAGTGTGGATGAATCCACCCTTTAGCAACTCGACACCGTGGGCGCGTAAGTTCGCAGCTCACAATAACGGCGTCTGCCTAATGCCTACAGCGAAAGCTAAATGGTTCGATGAGATGTGGGACGCAGCCGATGCGATTATGCCGCTTCCATCGCGGATGGAGTTCGTAACGTCTAACGGCGATTACAAGGGAATCTTCATGCCGACGGTATTCTTCGCCTTTGGTGAGGAGAACGTCGAAGGATTGAAGCGTCTAGGTATTGCGAGGGTTCGATGAATAGTTATACCCAGCCTGTGGATAACCTACTTACGACACGCAGGAGTCCCGCACGAGTTATCCACATACTGGCCGGTAACTTGACTCGTCGGCTACGCTGTCGTCGCTCCCAGCGAGCCGCAGGGCGTGGTAGCTCGCAGGGGCGAACGCAGCGAACGGGAGGGCTTTGCCTACTCATAGGCTTGCTGATGCTACAGATGCAACCCGTACAAGCTACTGACCACACATCAACCGATCATTACAAGCTCTTCGCTCACTCTCGTATAGTGAACTTCGAGCAATATATGTGTTTCGTGAAGCTAATAAACAAAGAGAACAGACACTGGAATCCATCAGCTAAGAACGGTTCTCACTACGGTATAGGCCAGATGCGTAACACGACTTACAAGAAGCTCGATGGCTTTACTCAGATTGAATGGTCGATTCGTTACATCAAGCATCGTTATGGATCGATGTGTAAAGCGTGGGCGTTCTTCGAAGCTAACGGGTATCACTGATGAGTAGATCGTGGGCTAAGGGTTCATCGAAAGGATGGCGTCGTCTTCGTGAACGGGTTATCCTCAGAGACGGTGGAGTCTGCCAGTACTGTGGAAGCGACGAGAACTTACATATTGACCACATAGTGCCAAAGCGCTTGAATGGGTCAGACGACATGGACAATCTCATAACTGCGTGTAGAAGATGCAATTTAGCGAAAGGGGGGTCTTTCTTTGGAACGTCACACACACCCCCGACTCTCCATGGACGTAATCTCCCCGAAAACGTTAGCGTAAGCCATGAATAGTGATGATCAAGCCGTAACTGGTGGCCAAGTGGTCGAACTAGGCTCAAAACGGCTACAAACGGGAATTGAGACGACATCAGCTGCGCTCTTTGGCCATCCGACGCCTAGAATCCACACTCCGCTCAATGATCTGCCCTCAAAGGGCTTTGAACTCATCGATCTAGCTGCAGAAGTGGGCGTAGACCTGATGCCGTGGCAGAAGTTCGTCTTGGAACACACGCACAAAGTAAAGCCGGACGGTAGATGGGCGACTCCGATTAATACCGTCGTCGTGGCCAGACAATCCGGTAAGTCATTTCTGATGCAGGTCAGAATTCTTGGCGGTCTCTTTCTCTGGGACGAGCCTCTGCAAATCGGGTCGGCTCATAGACTTGCCACATCCCTTGAACAATTTCGCCAGCTAGTTAGCCTGATTGAGACGAGCGATTACTTGGCCAAGCAGGTTAAGCGAATTCGATGGAGTCACGGCTCTGAAGAAATCGAGACTTTGAAGGGAACGCGCTTTATCGTCAAGGCTGGCGGTTCAGCGGCTCGCGGTGTATCTAGGCCGGAGACCATCCACCTCGACGAGCTACGCGAGATGCACGACATGGAATCTTTCGCCTCGCTTCGGTACACCCTTCTCGCAGCTAAGAATCCGATGGTGATGGCCTACACGAACGCCGGCGACTCTCACAGCATCGTCTTGAATATGCTCCGCGAACGCGGACTGGCCGCAGCTAGTGGCGCAGAGGATGACATCGGTTACTTCGAATGGAGCGCTCCGACGGATGAGGTCAGTCTGGAGAACGCGGCCTTCGCGAATCCGGCGCTTGGCCATACGATTCACCCTGACAACATCAAAGCGGTGTTCAATGATCCGCCGGACGTCGTTATGACGGAAGTCTTGTGTAGATGGGTGCAGACAATCAGCAGCGTCATTGGAGCTGCCGAGTGGCAGAACTGCCAAGACGAAGAAGTCGAACTCGATCCTGAAAAGCTCACGTGGATGGCAATCGACTGCTCGCCGGATCGAAGATTCGCAGCCTTGGTCGCCGCCCAGAAGCTAGGCGAGGAGAAGTTCATCGTAAAGCTTCTCCATACGTGGGAAAACGCCATCCAGCTAGATGATCGGGCTATTGCCAACGAAGCCGCGCCTTATCTTCGCAAGTACCCTCTCGAGTGGTTGCTTTATAGCCGTCGTACCAGTGGCGCTGTAGCTGCAAGACTTCAACCGGCTGGAATCCCGACTTTCGACATGGACGCTGCTTATCCACAGGCCTGCGACGAGTTACTGGGTGCGATTAACTCGGGACGTCTGCGTCATAAAGGCCAGACCGATTTAACGACGCAAATCTTGTCGGCTGTGCAGCTACGTCGTGGCGATGGCGGCTGGGTAATCGGAAGGCGCGCATCACAAGCCGCCGTGTGCGCGGCAGTGGGCGCTGCACTCGTTACACACTTCGCGACACGCCCAGAGACGGAAATAGATATTCTTGTCGGGTGATGTTATAAGCCTGCGACAATACGCGCATGGGTCTATTAGACATCTTCGCGCGACGTGTGGAAACAGACACGCCTAAAGTCGCTTATGACGTACAGGCATCACTTGCGCCTGTAAACACTCTCGATTCTCTAGCGCCGTACTTCGGCACAGCTAACACGGCTACTCGCGAACAAGCGATGAGTATTCCGACAATCGCAAGAGCGCGTGGAATCATCTGCTCATCGATTGCCGCGATTCCTATGAAAGTCCGCGACAAGGCAACGGGAGAAAGCGTTCCAGCGCCACGTGTTATTAATACACCGGACACTCGAATCCCCGGAGCTGCTTCGTGGGTCTGGTGCGCGGAAGATTTGCTCTTCTACGGTTACTCTTATTTCCAAGTTACCGAACTCTTCGCAGATACGTATCGCATCCGCACAATGGAGCGCATTCAACCTTTACGCGTAACAATCAACACGAACGGCAACGCCACCGAGATTGAGTCTTACTTGGTAGATGGGCAACCAGTACCAAATCAAGGCGTCGGAAGTCTCGTCGTCTTCTACGGTAACGACGAAGGCCTTCTAAATCGCGCCGGCGCAACAATCCGGACAGGTGCAGAACTAGAACGGGCAGCAGCAATGTACGCGCGCGAGCCTATGCCTACGATGGTCTTAAAATCTAACGGAACAGCCCTTCCAGCTGATCGCATCGCAAAGCTTCTCGAATCTTGGGGCGCATCACGACGTAACCGAGCTACAGCCTTCTTAAACGCAGACGTAAGCATTGAAGCTCTCGGATTCGATCCCGAGAAGCTGCAACTGGCAAAAGCGCGCAGCTACATCTCGACAGAACTATCTCGGGCAATCGGAATCCCAGCATTCTTCACAGACTCTGAGACTGGTTCAAGCATGACGTACTCCAACCAGACGACAACAAGACAGACGCTCTTAGACTTCTCGCTGATTCCAATGATGACAAGCATCGAGTCCAGATTATCCATGCCGGACTTCGTTCCAAGCTCGCAAGAAGTGAAATTCGATCTAGACGAGTACCTTCGCGGCTCTGCGTACGAACGCGCACAAGTTTATGAAATCTTAAATCGAATCGGTGCTTTAAGTGCAGACGAAATACGACAGGAAGAGGACATGATCCTATGAAAATCCAGATGCCGCTAACAATCACCAGCGCAAGCGCTGATTCCAGACTCATCACGGGCAGAATCGTCACGTGGGATGAAGTCGGATCAACGTCGGCCGGTCTTACATCATTCTTGCCAGATTCAGTGCCAACTAAGAACGTCAAGCTTCTTCTAGAGCATGACAGAACGAGACCAATCGGAAAGGTCGTCAGCATGACATCAAACGAACAAGGCATAGATGCCACCTTTAAAATCGCGGAGACCACAGCCGGAACAGACGCACTCGTAGAAGCCGCAACGGGTCTCCGTGACGGATTCAGCATCGGATTGAACGTAGATGCGTGGGATAACAAAGACGGCGTTATGGTCGTTAAGGCTGGCAACCTCGCAGAAGTCAGCTTGGTCAGTGAGCCGGCAATCGACAGCGCTCGCGTGACAGACGTCGCAGCAAGTGAGAATTCTGAAGCCGAAGCAGAAGCCAAGGTAGAAGAAGCAACAAATCAACCTACAGAAGGAGACGCAGTGGAATCCACTACCGTACAAGAAGAAGCTCCTGCCGAAGCAACGGTAGAAGCGTCGAAAGCAGTAACAGCTAATAAGCCTGTTGCTTACACAACACCTCGCAGCCCAATCATCAACGCAGCGTCTTACCTTGAGCATTCAATCAAGGCGCAACGCGGAAATGACGAATCACGTATTTATGTCGCGGCAGCGAATTCAACTACTGACAATCCGGGCTTAATCCCTACTCGTCAGCTGACAGAGGTCGTAAATGGTCTCGCAGACAATGTAAGAGCGTCCATCGATTCGATTTCGACAGGGACTCTTCCTAACGCGGGCTTAGTATTCCAAATCCCGAAAATCACCCAGCTGCCTTCAGTAGCCGTGACAGACGAACTCGATCCAACTCCTAACGTGAATATGGAATCCGAATTCATCAACGTAGATGTGAAATCCTTCAAGGGCGCACAGACAATGAGCGTCGAGCTTGCGGACAGATCAGATCCATTATTCTTTAACGAAGTTATTCGTAATCTTCAATCTCAATACTCACGCGCTACCAACGAATACAACTCAGCGCAAATCATCACAGGCGCAACAAAGACAGCGACTGGCTACGGTACAGACATCACAGCGTCTGAACTTCTAGCTTGGGTATCAGCTGGCGCAGTGAGCGTCTATAACAACACCTTCCGCTTTGCAGACGGTATCGTCGTCTCGCCTGAAATGTGGGGACGCATTATGTCCTTCAACGTAGATGGACGACCAATCTACAATGCGATTGCGCCTCAAAATGCGGCCGGTAACGCACAACCTCGCAGCTTGCGCGGTTCAGTGAACGGTCTCGACTTGTGGGTAGATACAGCACTCTCAGGTCTAGGTGATGACTCAATGTACGTCATCAACCGTGACGCTTATACATGGTACGAAAGCCCACGCTTGGAACTTCGTACTAACGTCGTCTCAGACGGTTCAATCTCCATTCTCCTTTATGGATACGGAGCGACTGCCACAAAGATTGCGGCTGGCGCTTACGCGTTCAATAAGGACTAATAATCAATCATCGGCTGCGGTCGCTCCCGAACGCAGTCGAGCAGTAGAAAGGATCGCTCATGCCTAACATCATTGATGCCGACGAACTGCGGCAGGTCTTGGGCGTGAGCGATTCCTTATACAGCGACGAGTATCTTGACCAAATAATCGATTCGGCCGAGGGCGTAATCTTGCCTTTGCTAACTCAGTATCAATCGGCCATCGCGAGCTACAGAATCAAAGATGACGTTCTTTACGTTACAACGATTCGACCTAACTTCTTCGTAGTAGGTCAAGGCGTGGACATCGCCGGATGTGGGGTCGGAATTGACGACAACTACACCGTAACGGATCACAGAATCGAGCCTTACGGCTTCAGCGCTGCAATCGATGCAGCTAACAAGACAGAGACACCGGTAATCCCAGCTGGCACGGCAACCCTCGATGGCGGCTCAGCTGCCGTTATTTACCAAGGTGTCGCGCCGATTAAGTCAGCGCTTCTAGTCGTCTCGACAGAAATCTTCCAGAGTATTACAGCGGCAGGTGGCCAGATCGAAGGCGTGGACTTCGCTCCTACGCCGTACAGAATGGGCAGAAGCCTTATGAACAGAGTAATCGGGCTGTTAAGTCCGTTCATAGATGTCGAGACAATATGCCAGTGAGTACGATTGCCACAGACGTACGCGGCGCTCTCGCAACAGCTCTCGCCGGAGTGGAAGCTTCCGTCTATTCATCCGTCCCAGAGACGGTCATCCCTCCGGCTGTCGTTATTGTCCCTTCATCACCCTATTTAGAAAGTACGCTTATTGGTAGCTCCATCAAGGTTAAAATCAACTTTGACGTGACTGCGGCCGTGGCCTACAACAACAACGCCGGCGCTCTGGACAACTTGGAGCAGCTAGTAATCAGCATTCTCGGCGCGATGCCGTCGGGATACGTAGTCGGAGACGTCTCGCGTCCTTCGATTACTTCGGTCGGAGCAAGCACTCTGCTCAGCGCAGATCTATCCGTCTCCACCTATTACACCCAGACCAACTAAGGAGACGCAATGCCTACAACAATCATTACGGGTAGAGACATCACCTTCACCATCGAAGGCGATAACTACGACGCACAAGCTACATCAGCAACTTTGACGATTGACTCAACAATCAATACGTACCAAACCCTCGATGGAAAGGCGTATTACACGACAGATTCGCAAGGTACTTTTGCGGTCGAAATGCTCGCAGATTGGGGAGTTGTCGGCGGTCTATGCGACGCACTCTGGACTGCGGCAAGCGCCTCGCCTAATACGGCTTTATCCGTATCACTAACAGCACACACTGGATCGGTCTTTACTTTCGACGTCCAGCCAATCTTCCCATCAGCCGGTGGCACTGCGCCAGATGCGCAGACAGTATCGCTATCCTTTACTTGCGTTACAACACCGTTATTGAACGACTAACAGAAGGAGATCGGGAGCATGAGATTACCAATCCAGATTGAGTACGTAGATGGAACACTTTCCACTTATACGGCACAGCCGCCTGAGTGGGCTAAGTGGGAGAACAAGACCGGATTCACCATCTCGCAAGCGCAGGAGAAGATTGGAATATCCGACCTTCTCTTCTTGGCCTATCACGCCATGAAGCGCGAAGCAGCTGGTAAGCCAGTCAAGCCATATGAGGCTTGGATGGAGACGGTGGTAGAAGTAAAGGTAGGCGAAGGCGAAAGCCCAAAAGCTACCAGCGCGGAAGCATAAATCGCTTACTGGTCGAAGTCGCAATAGCGACGCAGATTCCAATGAGTGAATGGGTACGCGCAGAAGACATACTCACGGCGATTGAGATATTGGAGCAGCGAAGTGGCAGATGAAGCAGTCGCTTACGACAAGCAAGAACTGCGTTCGATCATTAATGCTTTCAAGGCTATGGACGACTCTGCCGTAGCTGCTGCCAAGGAAGAATCCGGCGCTTTGGCCACGTACATACAGCGGAACATATTCGAAGCTGCTGGTGAACGTGGCACTGTCGCTTCTCGCATTGCGCAAGGTTCGAAGGTCTCGAAGTCGTCTAAAGTCGGCGAGATTTCATACGGTTTCGCAAGTCAGAAATTCAGCGGAGGAGCTACTACACGCGATCTCTGGGGCGGTGAGGAATTTGGTTCTAATAAGTATCGGCAATTCCCTATTTGGTCTGGACGTTATAAGCGCGGCTCACGTGGATGGTTCATCTATCCAACCCTGCGACGCTTGCAGCCAGAAATCTTGGCCAAATGGGAACTTGCGTTCACTAAGATATTGAAGGAGTGGTAATGGCTACAACTGGATCGAGAACACTCAAGCTCGCAATATTAGCCGAGGTCGCTGACTTTAATAAGAATTTAAAGACGGCCGGAACAAGTGCGGAATCTTTAGGCGATCAATTTACAAACTTCGGAAAGAAGGCGGCTTTAGCCTTTGCCGCAGCCGGTGCAGCTATTGGCGCTTATGCCAAGGCCGCAATCGAGAACGCTGCAGCCGATGAAGCAGCCCAGCGTAAACTAACTTTAACAATCCAGAACACTACGAACGCAACGGCTGCGCAGATAGCCGGCGTCGAAGATTACATCTCCAAGACTTCTCTGGCGATTGGCGTCACGGATGACCAGCTTCGTCCGGCGTTCTCTCGACTTGTTAGAAGTACGAATGATGTCGAGGAAGCCCAGAAGCTACTCAATCTGGCTCTAGACATAAGCTCGGCGACGGGTAAACCTCTAGAGGCGGTCTCGAATGCGCTAGGCAAGGCGTACGACGGGAACTCTCAAGCCCTCGGTCGATTGGGTCTTGGCCTAGATGCCAACTTGCTCAAGTCCAAAGACACAGACGCAATCATGAACACGCTGACAAAGACCTTCGGGAACTTTGCAGAAAACGAAGCTCAAAGTACTGAAAAGGGCTTAGCTCGTATCAAGATCGCAACAGACGAACTTAACGAGCAGATCGGAACTGCGCTTCTTCCACTGGTGCAGCAATTTACCGAATACATCCTGACGAACGTCGTACCTCAACTTCAAGCCTTCGTAAACGGCTTAACCGGCAAGGGTGGATTGAGCGAAGGACTGAGTGACGCAGAGAAGAACGCGTACGAATGGGGCGAGCGCATAAAGAGCGTCATAAAGACCGTCATAAGCTTTAAAGAAGAAATCATCGCGCTGGGAGTCGTCATCGGTACAGTCTTCGTCGTATCGAAAGTCGCAGCCTACGTAACGGCTACCATCGCAATCATCAAGACACTGATAACGGCCTACAACGCGCTGAAGGCTTCAGCGATTGTTACAGGTGTCGCTACGGCGTTCGCCTTAAATCCACTTCTCGGAGTCGGTGCTGTTGCCCTAGCTGCTGGAGTCTTAGCTGGTGCGAATGCGTTAGCGAACTCTTCGAATGCTTCGCTCGACTTCGATAACACGGTCGCAAGCGGTGGATCGAATCCGATTCAGAAGGGAACTTACCTTGGAGGCGCTTCTGGCGTTCCAAGCGTAGGAGGTCTGAACTTGGGCGGACTTGGACTTGGTGGAACTGGTGGAGGTGGCGGCGGTGGCACGGGCGGCGGTCTTGCTGCGGTCAGTAAAGGCGGCGCTAACGCGATGGACGTCATTAAAGACCTGACCGACATCTCAGACGCCTTGGGTAAATTAACCAGTGACGTCGAAGGAAATAAGATTTACAAAGCCGACGCTCAGAAGCGATTGGATGCAATCATTAAGTCTTTCGATGAAGTCCAACAGCGCGCTGAAGTCGTAACTGGGAACATCGTCTCCTCTGGAATGGCGACTAATTACGGATCATTCCGTCTTGGCGAAGCTCAATCCATGGCGACTTATAACATCACGGTAAACGGTGCGATTGACTCTGAAGGCACAGCGCGGACAATCGTAAACACCCTTAACGACTCTTATTATCGCGGCACATCGGGCGCTGGGGCGCTCGTGGGAGCGTTCGATAAATGACCCTGTGGAATCCAATCTGGAACGTCGAGATTAATGGGGTAGCCGTTACCGATAGCGTTCTGGCCAATCTAAGCCTAACCAGCGGCCGGACGAACATCTACGAACAGGCGCAGGCAGGTTATGTAAATCTGACACTGATCAACTTAAACCAGACGGCGATTCCAATCACGATTAACGACTCCATAACAGTCGAGCTACAAGACTCCACATCTACCCTTGTCCCTATCTTTGGCGGCACGGTTACAGACCTCACTATCGAAGTCTCGGATGTCGGCGGCGTAGGGTATACGCAGCGGATTACTATTGTCGCGCTTGGCGCACTTTCACGACTTCCAAAGTACTTAACGAATGGCGTCTTGGCTAAGAAATTCGATGGCAATCAAATCTATGACGTTCTCAAATCCATCTTGTTTAATCGGTGGAATCAAGTACCAGCTTCTCTTCAGTGGCAAAACGTAAACCCTGCGACAACGTGGGCGACGGCCTTTAACACTGGCCTTGGTGAAATCGACAGACCCGGAGATTACGAGCT